TCATCTGTGCTTCATAACCGCTTGCCATTTCTTCGCCCTGTAGCAACGCTTCAACACCTGATTGACCTAACTTAGAGTACAGACCCATGAATGTATTCTGAAGACCTTGAGGAAGTGTAGCAATGTTACGCCCTACATCTAACGCATCTAGCATTTCTCCTTGAGGTTTATAAGCATCACTAAACATACCAGTACCAATATCAAAGGCTTGTTTCTGCTCACCCAGTACTTGTTTCCTAGCACCTAAGTTAGCCGCTAACATAGCTTCTTGTTCTGCTTGTGCTTGCGCTAATAACTCAGGAGAAGAACCACCGTATGCCGCTGACTGTAAACCCATACGTCCTTGAGACAACATACGCTCTTCTAAGGCTAAACGCTTACGTTCTTCTTCGGGACGCTGTACGGCTCTTATGTCCTCATACAAAGCCGCTTGTGCTTGTCTAGGGTCAGTTATTGCTTGACCGAACATACTCCCTGCGCCACCAAACAACTGTGACTGTAGTGCTTGTTCTTCAGGACTAAGCGTCATTGTAAAACCACCAGTAGCGTCAGTAACCGCTTGACCGCCTGTGGTAGATGCTACAGTAAAAGGTTTAAACTCTGCTTTACTTTCAACATCCATAGCTACGTTACTGAGTAAATCATAACCTCTTTGACCCGCCGCTCGTGCCGCTTCTTCAGCTTCTTTACCTAAGTAATAACCACTTGCAGTATCTATTAGATTTTGACCGAAGCCTGTTGGATTAGGACCACTTGTTGGCAATGCGCTCATTAGAACGTACCTCCGTCAATAGTGAAAGTACCCGCTAAAGTACCTGCTAGTGTTGTTGTTCCTGACAACGTAGTTGCACCTGTAGAGTTAAGCGCTACAGATACACCTAGTGTTTGTGCTGTGGCACTCCCTGTTAAAGCAGGACTTATTAAGTCAGCCTTAGTAGCAATGGCTGTTTGAAGTGCATTAAACTCAGTATCAAACTCGCCACCTGAGATTATTTTACCAGAGTTACCAGAAGGTAAAGTATCTTTAGCCCCGAAGTTAGTTGTTTTAGAATAATCAGCCATTTATTTTGTTCTCCCAAGTAAAACCGATATATCAACACTTTGTATAGAGTAAGGCTTACCCGAAACAAAAGCATTAAGACCTATTTGTAAAACCTTTCCACTACCTGTAGCATTTACAGATGGTGTTTGTACGTAAATTCCTGTTGTGTATTCCGCTGTAGTATTATACTCTGAAATACCATATTCCCCTTCAGTCACCTCTCCTTCAAAGGGAAGATAAATAAAGTTCTTTGTTATATTCTTATTATAGTCCCAGTACCAAGCTAACGCTGATTGCTCTCCTGCATTACCTACAACAGTTGCTTCAAACTTTTTAAGAAACTTAAGATTAGCTGAACGACCAAAGTCCATCGCTGTGCTTTCATACTTAAATATAAAATGCTCAGGAATTGAACCTGTTGGGTCTGTAGCATCTTTATATCCTGTGTATTTAAAAATACCTGAGTGATAAGCACTTATTTGGAAGCCAAAGTAAAGACTATCATCAGACAAAACAGTCATGCTTTGAGGTACTACTGTTGACCATGTAGTTACTCTAGCTGAACCATCGGGCAATAAACCTTTTAAGTCAAAACAATAGACTACGTTGTCTTCAGGGAATGACAATAAGTAAAAAGCATCCTGCGGGCTGTATACACTCTTAAGACTTCCTCTGTGATTTCTCACAGCTTTTATTAAGTCTGTACGGACGTTCTTACTAATGTTTCCTATAGGACTTGACTTTTCTTGTATTGTCCTGCCTAAGCCACGAACACCTTCGTTGGACAAGAATAATACATCAGTACCTGTATTTTGTACAGAGTCTCGTTCAATACAACCAATACCTTTTATAACGTCACTCAACACCATACTAGCAGGACTTTCTGCACCTGAGTATATAAGTATACAGTCACGACAGAATATGACCAAAAAGCCATTGTGTGCTGACAACGCTACAATCTCATCGTAGCCGTTAGGGAATACATTGGTTAAATCTAGTGAGCCTGAAACACCACCACTCCAATGACCACCAATCAATGTGTCAGACCAGTATACTGTACGTTTGTTACCCGCTACATCAGCCGCCCATAGTTTACCGTATGCCGCTATAACCTCGTTAGCCTGTGGTGCTGTACCGTTGGAATGCTGACTACCATTAAGTTCCTCAACAGTAACAGCCCCACCGCCATTTAGTGTCATAACTAACGGTTCATGTTCACGCTGAAACATATAACACTTGTTAGCTAAACTGACTATCTTCCAGTTGTCATCCGTAATGGTTGTACCAACAGGTGTCTGGTCAGTCAGTGATATTGTACCTGTAACTATCTTATTGTTACCTGTAGATACTAAAGTTTTTACACCGTTATAATCTACAAATTCAAACAAAGACTTAACTGGTTGTTTATTAAAAACAGCATACCCAGTTGTTGACACAGGTACAATGCCGTTACGTGCCGCAATACGCCCGTACTTATCTATTATTGCATTATCTGCAACTTCAGCAAAAGACGGGTCAATAGTAACGGGAGAATCTTCGGTATTTAAACCCGAAAACCCTGCCGCTTTAATTGATACTGTCTGTAATTGTTGTGCCATTAGCAAGCCGTCCATACAGTTTCAGAGGGGAATCGTGCCGCATCCATAGCTATAGCATCAGCTAATGTAGCGTCAGCTAAAGCATATAGTTCTTGTGCTGATGTACCACCTGTCTCACCACGTTCACGGGAAGCAAGAGCAACAGCATATTGAATTACGGGTGCTGACGGCACTCCAAGTACTGTAGCATCCGCAGTAAATGGTGCTGTTCTGTCCACCATGTTAAAACGTAATGTATATACACCGTCAGGAATAGGAAATACATCTACAGTTAAATAACCGTCAGCATTAAAACCATTCCACGCGTAGTAGTTAGGTGCACCTTTAGGTGGTTCAGAGTTTAAGAAAACACTGTTCATATAAGAAGAAGTAGCTTGTCGCATAAAGAAGTTAGACGTATCATTAATCACATCTAGCGTCTTACTGGCTGTACCTGTACCGCTTATATTATAGCTGAATGTATTAGCTACTGTGTTGACAGTAAACGTGTTGCGTAACGAAGACCAGTCCCACGAATCCTCTACGATACGTTTAGCATCATTAACAAAGTCACCAATAAGTTTAGTGTATCCACTAGCGGTAGAACCAACAGCAGTAGTTACTTCATCTTCTCTTAGTCTTCTTAGTACACTATTTACTAGTTGTAAGTAAGTCATTATCCATACCTTCTTGTGTTTGTGGGACTAAGCATTCTTTGTGTAGACTTAATCTCTGTGTCAAATTTAAATAACTCTTTGTCAAACAGTCCTTCAACCTGTGAAGGCTTTCTAGCCCCTGACATCATACCTCCTACGCCACCTAAGCCACTTACTGCTGTTTCTAATATATCACCTATAGGACTGTCTACAGCGTCTATAACTTCATCCACTACGTCTACTATAGGCTCTCCTACAGTTTCTATGGCTTCCTTCAAAGGAGTTGACAAATCTTCTATCGGTGCTGTTACAGTCTCTACACCTCCTATCAACGACTCAAAAGTATCTCCTACGAACTCTAAAGGCTGTTCTAATACATCTACTACAACATCGCCCGCCTCTTTAATAAACTCAGGTGTTTCAAAGTCTGGTAAGTTTATATCAGGAACTATCCCTCTTATAGCGTCTTCAACGTCAGGTGCTATGTATCCAACAGTTTCTTCTCTTATTCCAGACTCAATAGCTTCTGTACCTGACTTACCCTCAAGGACTGCACCAGTTGTATTTAGTATAACATTCTGAACAGGGTCAGGTAGTGCTGTAATATCAATACCTGCTTTGTCAAATGCTTCCGTTATATTTGTATCACTTATGTTTGTAATCTTATCGCCTAAGTAAATACTACCGCCTATCTTTAAGGCATCTTGAAATTCAGCACCGTTAAACATTGCTTTTGACCCTTGAAGAACAGGAGCCATAGGCGGGTATATAACACTTAAAATATCAAAAGTAGTGTTTAACCAAGAAGGTGCAGAAGGGTCAAAGGTTTGAGTAGTGTATCCTTGTAGTCCACCAAACTCTGCTAGTTCAAAGTTTTCAGGAACAGTAGGAACACCATCTACACGGTATAAATCTAAAGGACTTAAAAATGCTGTACCTGTATTATATTGCTGAATCGACTCAAACTGAGCAGGGTTGTCTTCGTTGGACATATCCCTTCCGTATACAACTTGATTATACTTGTCAGGTTCTTCAGACATAATGTAGTTACCCATTACATTAGACTGCATATCAAGAGCCTTAAGTTCAGCGCGGTTAGCATATTGCTCAGGACTGAGAGAAGTTTCTCTTGCTTTATCTTGCCACTCTGTTAGTTCTTCTCTAGTGTCAAAGGATACAAAGCCTTCTTCACCCAACCTGTTTACTGTGTTTT